AGCTTGTGCCGTTAAACAAGCTCCTAGACAGGTAAGCCATTCTCTGTCTGTGGTATGTCTACAATGGTGGGTTTCCAGAACCCTGATGCGACGATCATGTCTATCTTAACTGGGAGTACTACGAACCTCGACTTACACTGCTGGAGTGATATCGAGAATTTCGAGTCAATTAAGACAGAGCTTTACACGCTCGCTTCCCGGAGAGTAGAAATACTCAGTGATGGGGGGCCTTCCGACAGTTCAATTGTAAAACGTGAACTGTTGGAGCTGTGGGTCGAAGAAACGAAAGACTTCTTCGACCGACTTGGTGAACTCTGTGCTCTATTTGGACTTGAAGTTTCAGTTCAAAGTCATGCGGAATTATTCCAGGGATGGAAAATTCTTCATGCCGCCGGACTTTTGATTCCTCAAATTAAATATTCGGTGAATGTGGCCTTCAATCGGCATTTCGGTGATTTAGAAATGCCTGAACAACCTAAACTGTGTATTGGTTTACCGTTGTTCCCTAAATCCTTACGGGTGGCGTTAGGACGCCTCCGTTCTACGGAAAAGAGATATAAGAGACGCTCGCTTTATCTTGTTAATAGTTTGTTTCAGGGCTGGAAGAAGGGCTTATTACCCTTAGATATTCCGGCTTTTGATCAAACTATGCAAAAACACAAGAAGGCTCTCTGTGAAACCTCGGGAGATGTTCCTGAACACGTTTTAGACGATGTCTACAGGATTTCCTCCGATTTATTGTCACGATTTCGTTTTCGTGCGAGTGAGAAAGGCAGTAAAATGCCTAGTACATCGGCTACAATCGAATTTTCGAAGGCTGATGGTGGTTCTTTTCGTTCTCTCCTGAATATTTGGTATCGTGGGACAGTCGATAATTGTTGTCGACTGGATATGGCCCTGGACCGCGAACGCAGAACCTTTCTCGGTTATTACCGAGATAAGGACGCTGTTTCGCCGGTTTATGGTTATGGACCCACTATGTCCGAATTAAAGGAGATAGAAGCCGGAAGTTATCTGGCATCTTTATTTGACCCGTTTGAGGTTTTACCCTACGGTGTCTTAGAACCATTGAAGATTCGCACAATTACGAGACCGACATATCGTACCCATTGGGGTTTACGAGGTTTGCAATCTCAACTTTTAAGTTACCTGAACCGTTTTTCTACGTTCGCGATCACCGGTGATTCCAATAAGGATCACTTGGAGTCACACATTCAGGATGTAATAACATCCGAGGGTGAATTCCTGGTCTCTGGAGACTTCTCACAGGCGACTGACACATTAAAAAGTGCCGTCACCCGTGTTATTTGGGAAGTAATCGGAGAAAAGGGTTTGCCCTGGTGGATCTATGAGAAAGGTCTCAGATCCTTGTGTGGCACAGTCATTCATTATGATGACCGGTGTATGCCCCGTATAGAGAAAAATTCCCCTTATAGGAATTTTTCTAGAACAGGTAACTTGGACTCGGCTGAACAGACAAATGGGCAGTTGATGGGTAATATCCTATCTTTCCCTATTTTATGCATAGCAAACTATGTGGCGTATCACATGTCTATTGAACGAACTCAATCGTTCTACAGTGAATTTCGCAATGGTGAGCAAGATGCTGGGAAGCATTTGTCTGTAAAGCACGTCATGTCCGCTTATCCCGTAAGGATTAATGGTGATGACATACTCTTCCGCTCTGATTCAATTGCATATCAAGAGTGGGTTATGGCTGTAAAATCTATAGGATTTAATCTATCCTTGGGTAAAAACTTTACCCATCCTTTCTTCTGTCAAATCAATTCGCAACTCTTTCGAGTACGGTTTGACGTCTTCGGAAACCCTTCTGGTTCGGATCGTATCCATTATTTTAATTTTGGACAACTTACCGGACGTAAGAAGGGTATGTCTTCCGACGACGCCCGACTGGACTTAACCAGTTCGCGTTTTGCGTTTGATTCTGAAGAAATCTACGAGCGAACTCTTTTAGAGAGAGCTCAGGAGTTGACTTCCGTGAGGAAGAACTTCATGGAGATGAGGGAGTTTATCCCCTTAGGTCTCGAGAAAGTTTGTCTGGAAATGCAATCTAAGTGGTTCCGCCGTCGCTTTAAGAGTCTTTTGACTCGCGAACAGTTCGGTACTACTGGACTCCCTAGTTCTTTGGGAGGTCTTGATTTTCCTGACGTCTCGCCAAGCCATGCCAGATTTAATAGTCTGGACGCCTGTAGCGAGTTATTCTCTAAGACCGGGCTAGAGGTAGGCTCTCAGGTTTATCCTGAGATGTTTGCCTGCTCTAAGCTTACTCCAGTTGTAGATATTAGAAGGAATCAGCCTAAATACCCCTTATATACGCCATATCAGGCACGTGAGGAAGTATGTCGAGTTGGAGACTCCATTAGAGAACGTAAGTTCTCATTAGTACTCTAGTTATAACGGTATTGTGTTAACCGTTAAACGTCTTTGAGTAGTCTGGACTGCAATAGTATTGATTGGGTCCCGTTGTAAGAATTGGGGAAGAGAAGGAGGAAACCAAAAGGTTAGCCTCTAAGTCGTAGCGACTTACCTCGCGATGGATGCTCTGTGGGGCTGAGATTAATTTCTCGGCCTCACAGCCCACCCATCGTGTGGTAAACCTGCCATTATCGGCTTATTGTGACTATGTCTTGTCCTTCTCTGTTGATCCAATTACATCAACGGTAGATACCTAATACTGCTACCATTCTATCTATTCGTAGAGTTCGACTTTTTGTCGAGACCACGAGGGTGAAAGTCCCTAGATGATGTGGAGAATCCCAACTTTGATTGGGCGGGCCACCGAATAGTTAAATTCAGAGCACGTAACCGTTTAGCAC